CTACATCCGCCTGGCGCCCAGGCTGACGGCCCGCGCCAGCATCTGGGCGATCTGCGCCTCGGACCGCAGCAGGGCGGGTGCCCCGCCGTCCACCGCCACATTGACCGTCACGCCCCCGCCGCCGACCGGCCCGATCTCGCCGCCCGTCGCCGGTCGAAACACCTCCGGCCCGCGCTCGCCGACCAGATAGGCTGCACCGCCCAGCACCGGCCCGCCGTCCGCCCGCGCCCCGCCGAAGCTGGACATCACCGACTGGATCGCCGCGCTCAGCCCGCCACCCTGCGATCCCGCCGCCGCATTGACCGCATTCAGCACCGCCCGCGCCAGTTCGGCCAGCGACACCTCCCCGTCCGCCGCCGCCCGCGCCAGCGATCGCGTCAGGCTGTCGCCCGCCCGCCCGAACGCCGCCTCGATGGCGTCGGCCGCCTCCTGCGCCGGCGCCTTCAGCGCCTCCAGCGCCGCCCCGGCTTCGGCCGCTCTCAGCGGGACCTGATCGATCCCGTCCCGCCCGAACTCATCCGCCATCCGGCCAACCTTCCATCAATCGCGCCAGCCCGTCGCGCCCTAAAGGCGCCGTCCCACGCGGGACTTGCGTCAACATCCGCCACTCCTTCAGCGACAGCCGCCAGAACGCCTCGGGCGCCACGCCCATCGTCGCCGCCAGTCGCAACATCTCGCTCCAGGGAGTCATCGTGCGGCGGCCGCGAACGCCTGCGCCACCGCGACCGCCGCCTCGCGCGGATCAACTGCCGCCACCTCCGGCTCGACCTCACCGCCGCCGCGCAACACCGCCGCCAGCACGATCATCAAATCCCGCGCCGACAGCGTCTTCATTCGCTCGGCGACCGCCGCCATCCCCTCTACGCCCAGCCCCGTCTCGATCTCCGCCAGCGCCCCCAGCGTCAGACAAGCTCGACGCCGCGCGCCGCCCAAGATTACCGCCGCCTCACCCCGCGCGCCGTTCATATCGCGCTGAACCCGATGGCCCCGGCGCTTGCCAGGCTCAGCGCGAACGTCGCCTCCCCCTCGTGCTCGCCGGCGTATTCCAGCGCCGCTACCAGGAACGGCCCCTCCAGCACCCCGAAGTCCGGTACGATCAGCCGCCACCGTTTCGCCGCCTGATCGAAGAAGGCCTCGCGCACCAGCGCGTCCGACGCCGCATCGCGAAAGATGCCCTGCCCCGACACCGCCGCCGACTTGACGCCTGCGCCGGCCAGCAGCTCGCGCCACCGCCCGGCGCTGTCGCCGTCGGTCGCATCCACCGTCTTGGCGTTCAGCGAGATCGTCCGCGCCCTCAACCCCGCCACCGTCGTGAACACGCCCGGAGACGCCACTGGGGCGCCCTCGATCTTCAGCAGCATGTCCTTGCCGGCCTGTGCCGTCATTTCTGTCTCTCCCTCTCGTCGTGAATTGTGACTCGTGACGGGTGATTGCGCGCCGGCGGGCGTCGTCGCCACTCACGACTCACGCGTCACCACTCACCTCTTCCGTCACCGCCCTCAGCCGCACGACCGCATAAGTTCGTCGCCCGTCGCCCGCGCGGAACACGTCCGCAAACGTCGCCCTCAGGGTCGCCGTCCGCACCCCGTCGGCCTCCAACACGGCCTCGTGCAGACAGGCCCGCACCGCCGCCGCCACCGCCTTGGCCTCTTCCGATCCCGCGAATCGCGACACGCCCGTCAGGGTCAGCTTCTGTTCAACCCCGCCCCCGTCCGCCGCCACCGGTCGGCTCTCGCACCGCCCGATCAACAGATGCGGGAACGCTGCCTCTTCCGGTGTCCGATCGAACACTCGCCCGCCCAGCAACGCCTGCACCGCCGCATCCCCCTTCAGCGCCCCCACGACCGCCTTCTGCAGCGCGCTCTCATGATCCCTCATCGCACCCGCTCCAGATCCAGCTTCGCCCGCCCCGGCCGCACATCCTCGACCGAGACGATCCGCCAGTCCGCCCCGCCGAACCTCAGCACGCGCCCGACCGTCAGCCGGGCATCCGCCCGCGCCTCCGCGCCCATCGTCTCGACCGCCCGCCTTTGATCGCCCTCGCCGCGTTCGGTGCGCCGACGCGCCCCGCACTTCAGCCAGGCCGACCCCACGGCCTCGAACGACACGCTGCGCCCGCCGTAAGGCGTCTCGGCCTCCACCGGCTGAAACAGCTCCGCCAGGATCCTCATATCGGCGCTCAAGTAGGCCGAAGGCCGATAGCGCCCAGTCAAAGTCGCACCACGCGGTATGGCGCGATCCAGCCCTCCACCGGCTCGATCTCCACCGCCTCACCCCGCTCATAGGCCCGCAGCACCAGCATCAGGATCGCCAGCCTCAGCGGCGCCGGCGAGGTGGACGTCAGGCTCAACCCGACATCCCCCTCCACCTTCGCCTGCGCCGCCGCGATTAGGGTCTGGATCAAGCCGTCCTCGACCTCATGCTCGACCCTCAGAAACAGCTTCGCCTCCGCCACCGTCACCGGCTGCGCCATGGCAATCTCCATTGTCAGAAATTCCGTCTCCTCCCCATGCAATGGGGAGGGGGGACCACGAAGTGGTGGAGGGGCTCTTCAACGCCCGCAGAGCCCCTCCGTCACGGCGCAAAGACGCGCCGCGCCACCTCCCCGTCGCTGCGCGACAGGGAGGAGACGACCGGATCAGCTCACGCTGAACCTCATCACCTTGATCGCGTCGAAGTTCTGCACCCCGCCGCCGACGCGCTTGGTCGTGTAGAACAGCACATAGGGCTTGGCCGAATAGGGATCGCGCAGCACCCGCACCCCGGCCCGATCCACGATCAGATACCCCCGCTGGAAGTCCCCGAATGCGATCGACAGACTGTTGGCCGCCACGTCCGGCATGGTCTCGATCTCGGTCACCGGATAGCCGAGCAAGGAAGCCGTCTCGCCCAGCCGCGTCGCCGGCTGCCAGATGTAGTTGCCGTCCGCGTCCTTGAACTTGCGCACGGCCGAGACCGTCTTTCGGTTCATCACGAACCGGCCGTTCGGTCGGTACTGGGCCTTGGGCGCATAGATCAGGTCGATCAGGCGATCCGCCGGACTGGTCGCCGCAAAGCCGCCCGCCGCGCCCGACGCGACAGAACCGATCTGGCCCCAGGTCTGGCCCGCGTCCGCCACAGTCGGATAGGACAGCAGACCCTTGGGCTTGTTCACCCCATCGCCGTTGATGAAGGCCTGGGTCTCCTGCGCCGCAAAGGCGTCCTCGACCTCGGCCGCCAGCCATTCGTCCAGATCGACCATGGCGTCGTCCAGCAACGCCTGCGTCGCCGCCGGATTGGCGTAGAGATCCGCCGACGGAAACTCCAGCAGGGCCAGGGTCGCCGGGTCCGTCTCGGGCCGCGCGGCCGTCTCCGCCACCCAGCCGCAGGCCACGCCCGCCGTCGACACCGGCTTTCTGAACACGCCGGCCGCCACGGTGCGCACCGTCGCGATCTCGCGCATCGGACTGGCCGCCATCAGACGCCGCTCGATGGCCCGCTCAGTCTCATACGGCACGACATAGCCGCCCGAGGTCGCCCCGCCCGACAGACCCGCCTTGACCTCCAGACCGCCCGCCAGATGAGGAGACTGACCCGTCTTCAAATAGCCGTCCCATGCCGCCTTCGCCTCTGGCGCTGACGTCGGCTCGGCAAGTTCGCCTCCAATCACCGGACGACGGCTCTGGCTCATCACCCGATCCAGTCGCGCCTGGGCCGAGACGACCGCCTGATCGATGCGCGCCACCTTCTCCTCCAGCAGCACATCGGCCGCCGCCTTCTTCTCGATCTCGCCCAGCCGGGCGTCGTTCGCCCCTTTGAACGCCTCGAACGCCGCCATCATCTCGCGCACGACATCGCGCGCCTCGGGCTGGCCCGAAGCCTGTTTGGTCTCTTTCATGGTGTCTCCGGTGAATGCGTCCCTAGACGACGCGACGATCCGGGCCTGCGCCCGAAACCTGTGATTGAACGGCTGGCAGGCCCGCGAAACCGTGCTACCGATCCTGCTCTCTCGAGGATCGCTTCACATGCTCACGCTTGCTCTGGCCCTTTCCGGCGCGCTTCTGGTTCAGTCGCAACCTGATGTTTCCAAACTGCCTCCCGAACAGGCGGCGCAAGTCAGCCAGGTCTTTGGCGGCATGACCCGAATGTTCGAGACGCTGGGAACCTGCGAGCGTCAGTTCCCGCCCGAAGTCGGCGCGCAGGTGCGAGCGGCGCTGGCGAACGAAACCGACCCGCAGAAGCGTGAGGCCTCGGCCTTCCTTCTGGCGGCCTATGACAAGGGCAAGGCGTCTGAACGGGCGACGACGATCACTCAGGAGCAATGCACCGCCGAGATGCAAGCCATCACCAACGAAATGCAGGCGCTCAAGGCCGAGATGGAAAAGGCAGTGGGCGCCCAGGCGGACTGACGCCCCATGTCCCACCTGACGCCCCTCGAAAGCGCCGTCATGGACGCCATGATTTGGCAGATGGGCGACAGCGTGCCGGATCTCCGCGCCCAGGTCGCCGCCAGTTCGCCGGGCCTTCGTCGCAACACCGGCGCCGGCCTCTATTCCCAGATCGTCGTCGATGCGGACCGCGCGATCGCCAACCCGGACGCCACCGGCCTGTTCGGCACGGTCCATGTCATGGTCGCCGGCCTGCCCGACCCCGTCGGCTTCCAGATCGAGCTGCGCCAAGGCCGGCTGACGGCCCTGCATGGCCAGAGCTATGGCCAGGACACCCGCGCCATCGACTTCTCGACCACCGCCTTCGAAGAGGTCTTCACCGTCGACGAAGCCGGCCGCTCGATCCTGTTCCGTCCCGCCCGGCGCACGCCGGACCCGATCCCGCCCAGGCCAAAACCCGCCCGACCGGCCGCTGCACCCGCCGCCCAGGCCACGCCGCAAAAGCAATCCAGACCCGCGCCCCAACCGGCATCCAAGCCCTCCGATCACGCCCTGCCGTCCGCCGCCACCTCGCCGGGCCTGGCCGAGATCATCGCCGGCCTGTCGAACCCCACGGCCTCGCGCGGCGGCCAGCTGGCCCTGGTCTATCTCGGCGCCTATGCGCTGGCGGCCGTCTTCATCCTGTTCGCCAACCTGGTGCTGCACGTCGGCTGGATCTTCGGCCTGGTGCTCGCCGGCTGGGCCTTGCGCTATCTCCACGGCAAGAAGGGCCGCGCCCAGATGGCCGCCCTCGCCGAAACCCTCGACCGCAATGGCGCTTTCCAGGCCCTCAAGCCAAACTGAACCGCGCCCCCGGCAGCATCGGAAACGTCACCAGCGACACCTCCCACAGCTCGACCGCGCTCAGCACGCGCAGCCGTCCCTGACGCCGGGCCCGCGCCGTGCGGTAGCCGATCGACAGCCCATCCAGCGCCCCGGCTCGGCTCAACGCCCCGGCGAACCGCGCCTCGGCCGACCAGTCCTCGATCCGACCGCGCACGAACAGGCCCCGCGCATCCTCGACGATTTGCTCCCAGACCCCGACCGGCGCCCGCGCATCGTGCTGGTTCAGCATCCGCACGCCCTCGGCGCCCGTCTTGGCCAGACTGTCCGCAAACGCCCCCGCCTGCACCACGTCCCCGTTCAGATCCGCCACGCCCCACAGCGAGGCGTAGCCTTCGATGGCCAGTGCGCTCATTTCCCCTCCAACCTACGCTCGATCCGCTCCACCGCCGCCGCCGTCGCCTCGCCTTGGACCTCTAGCCGCGCCAACCGTTCGGCGACCAGCCTCTGCTCCCCGACCCGCTGCTCCAGCGTCGCGATCCGCGCCGCGGCGCCCCCGGCCCAGACCAGGCCGCCCACCGTCTGCACCACGACGGCGATCAGCAGCGCCGTCGGCACGCGCCGGATATAGTGTTCGGTCATGCCCCCAATCCCGCCATCCGCCGACGCTCTTCGTCGGTCAGGAAGCTCGCCGCCTCCAGCCGCGCCCACAGGGCGTCACGCTCGGGCTGCAGCGCCGAGACTGCATCCAGGTCCGCCCGGATTTCGCACCCCGCGAACCGCTCGCCCAGCCAGCCCGTCATCGCGCCCGCCGCCTTTCTCACCAGCGGGATCACCGTCTGTCGCCAGAAGGCCGCATTGGCCTCGCGATAGTTGGCGTAGGTCGCATCGCCCGGTATCCCCAGTAGCTGCGGCGGAACCCCGAACGCCAGGGCGATCTCGCGCGCCGCCGCATGTTTGCCCGCCGTGAAATCCATTTCCGCCGGCGTCAGGCTCAGCGGCTTCCAGTCCATCCCGCCTTCCAGCAGGATCGGCCGCCCTGCGTTCGCCGCCCCGGCATAGACGTTAGACAGCTGATCCTTCAGCGCCTCGAACTGCCCGTCCGTCAGCCGCTCGCCGTTCCTCGCCCCATAGACCAGCGCCCCCGACGGCCGCGCGGCATTGTCCAGCAGGGCCTTGTTCCACGCGCCCGCCGCATTGTGCGCGTCCACCCCTTGCGCCGCCGCCTCCAGCGGCGACAGCCCGTACCAGTCGTCCAGCGGGTGCCACAGCTTCAGGTGCATCACCGGCGCCCAGCCGTCCGCCGCCCGCCCGATTCGCACCGACCGTCCGTCCACGGAATAATCCCACGCCTCGGGCCAGCCTGATCGGCCCGGAACCACCTTCACCCGGTCGGACCGCAGCGCCCACAGCTCGTCCGGCGCGCCGTCCCCGTCCGCATCGCCGGTCGCCTCGACATAGGCGTTGCCCGACACCTGCAGCGCGCCATAGACCGCCTCCATCAGCTCCGCCCCCGACTGCTCGGGATTGGGCCGACGCATCAGTTTCGCCAGCGGATGCGCCTCGTCGCGCGCCCCGTCCACGAACACCGCGAACGGCGCAGCCGCCGCCGCCTCTGCGATCATGCGGATGCAGCGATACGCCACGGCATTCCTCTGATACCCCTCGCGCGCCAGGCTGGCATAGTCGTTGGGCGTCCACCTGGGCCGCCCCACCCCCGACAAGGCGATCACCCCGCCCGCCCGGCTTTTCTTCGCCTCGGGCGCGCCCACGCGCCCCGTCTGGCCGAATGGCCACCGGATCGAAACCATCGCAGTCTCCTCAGATTTCTTGTCCCTTCTCCCAGTGGGAGAAGGTGGCTCGAAGAGCCGGATGATGGTCGTTTGGCGGGCCAATTCGCACCATCTGCCCCTCACCCTTTCGCGTTGACCGATCGCTATGCTCTCGGACGCTCAAGCCCTCTCCCGCCGGGAGAGGGACGCATAAATTTCAGAAGCGGCTGCTCCACCAACACATGCACGACCGCCCCCGCCGCGAGACTGGCGAGCACCGTCACCACCACCACCGCATCCCCCGGCAGGGCGACCATCCCGCTCTCGAACATCCGCCCCAGGGTCCGGATGACCAGCACATGGACCAGATAGATCGAGTAGGACGCATCCCCCATGAAGGCCGCCGCCCGCGCCAGCCGCCCCGGCGCCCGATCCGTCCGCTCCATCCGCACCACGCCGAACGCCAGCAGCGCGCTGGGCAGACCCCAGACCGCTGCCCGCCTCAACCCGTTCCACGGATCGTTCAGCGCCCGCACATCGTCGATGCCGCCATAGCCAAAGACCAGGCTCAACCCGAACCCGACCAGCGCCAGACCGACCGCCCACAGCCCCAACCGACGCGGCGCGAACCGCCACGCCGAGGCGATCCCGACGCCCAGCAGGAACTCCAGAATGATCGGCGCGCCCCAGAACCTCAGAACCGGCGCCGCCACGACCAATCCGACCGCCAGCATCACTGCATAGGCTTCGACCAGCCCCCAGCCGACCTGCCGGCCGCCCGCCATCGCCCTGCCCGCTATGGCCAGGCCGAACCCGGCGTAGAACAGCATCTCGAAACACAGGGTCCACCCCGGCCCCAGCGCCGGAAACGTCATCTCCAGTCCGCTGAACGGCCAGAACAGGAACGTCGCCGCCGCCACGTCCGCGCTCAGCGTCCCGCCCCGCGCCATACCGATCAGGATCGGCAGCGACAGCAGCCAATAGATCGGCGCCACCCGTCGAAACCGCCGCCACAGGAAGGCCCCGGCCGCGCCCACGCCCGTCTGACCGCGCGTCGTCGTGGCGATGATGAAGCCGCTGATGACGAAGAACACGTCCACGCCCACGGCGCCGAAATTCTCCAGCGTGCCGCCGCCCACCGCCGTCTCCAGCCCCAGCCGCGTCCCGGCCAGATCCACGGCGTGCGTGACGACCACCGCCGTCGCCGCCGCGAACCGCAGCGCCTGCACCCCGTAGAACCGCTCCCCCATCCGCCACGGTTACCATTGCGCGAGCGCGCGCGACAACCTCAGATCATCACACGCGCCCGCACCGCCTCGGCGATCCTCGCCTGGCCCGCCGCATTGGGATGGACGGAATCGAACATCAGCCCGCCGGCGAAACTGCCGCCGAACAGGGCCGTCCCGTCGATGGGCGCCGCCAACCCTCGCGTCGCCGCCACCTCGAACAACGCGTCCCGCAACGCGGCTTGCGCGGCATAACTCGCCTTGCCCTGGGCCGGATCCGACGGACATCCCGTCATCAGCAGCACGTCCCCTGTCGTCAGGCACCGATCCACCAGCGTCCCCAGCCCGGCCTTATAAGTCGCGACCGCCGTCCCCGCGTTCCAGTCGTTGATCGTCAGACACACGACCGACAGATCAGGCGCCGCCGCCAGGATCGACCCATACGCCCGGTACGGCTGATCCGTCGTGCTCCAGTCCGCGATCCTGGCCCCGCCCCAACCCGCATTGATCACCCGCGCCCGGCGCACGTCCGACCGTCCTGCGACTCCGCCCGCGATGAACACCGCCCCGCCCGAGGCCCAGCGCACGCTCACCGGCCCGGCGGTCTCGGGAAACGCCACGGTCGCAACCTCCATCGACGCCGCCTTGGTGGTGCTCACCGTCGCCCGCACCACCCCGTCCGTCTCGACCGTCAGCACCCCCAGCGCCGTATTGGTCACGGCCCACAGATCGAACCGATCGACCGGCCCGTTCGGCTGAAAACTCCAGACGCCCGTCGACGACGCCGCGCCCGAGAACAGCTTGCCGCCCATCCCTGTCAGGGTGTTGACGCCCCACCCGGCCCCCAGCGTCACGCGCGGATCATAGGCGGAGTAACCCCCGCTCGCCCCGTCCGCCGCCCCAGCGCCCGCGACCGACGCCGCCGAGGCCGGCAGGCCCCGACCAGTCATCATCGCCGCCAGCCGCTCGGGCCAGGCGCTCGCCCGACCGTTCGGCGTCCAGCCGCCGGAGACCGCACCATAGCCTTGGGTCACGCTGTCGCCGATGCACAGCAGCCGCGCCTCGCGCCCGCCCGCCTGCATCGTCCTGACCGCCGCCGACCAGACGGGCAGGTCGGGCGCGGCGAACCGCGCCCTCCCCAGAACCCCGCCCGGCGCCGCCGTCGCCGCTCCGATCTCGACCCCCGACATCAGTCGAAGGCCGCCACGATCTGCGTCGCCGTCGTCCCGGTCGCCAGCACCCGGCGAACCTGTACCGGCAACCACCCCACCGGATGGTTGGCGAAGGTCACGACATCACCGTCCTCGGCCCCGACCGTCAGCACACGGACATTGCCCGCCCCGCCGACGTACAACGCCTTGGCGTAGGTCGTCAGATCGGCCGCGTCGCTGGCCGTGACCGCCGCCGCGCGCCTCGCCGGCCCGCCCGCGTCGCGCCCATGGTTCAGCAATCCGTCCCGTTCGGGAATGGCCGGCATATCGTCTCTCCTGTCGTTGAAATCTTGAGGCTCTAAAGCCCCCGCAATCGCGGTCCCGCCGACTGCGGCCCCAGCATCAGCCGCGTGATCGCCCACACCAGGGCGTCGGCCCGATCCGGGCTGGGTCCGCCCTCGCTGCCCAGCGCCAGCATCTCTTCCTCCAGCGCCGGGAAGGCGTCGCAGTGGACCACCCGCCCCTGTTCATAGAGCAGGGCCACCGGCTCGGCCCGCGCCGCCTTGGACCGCGAGGCGTGGACCATCTCGATCCGGCAGGGACACGCGCTGATGGCCAGAACCGAGCGCACCATGTCGCCGCCCTGATTGCTCTCGGCGACCACCTCGTGCGCGCCGAACTCGCGTGCGGCCGCGCTGACCGCCCCGCCCCAGCTCTGGGGCGAGCGTCCCTGCACCGTCCGGTCGGCCAGCACGAAGGCTTGGCGACCTTTTCGCCCCACGACCACGATGCCGCAGGCGTCTCCGGTCGCGGTCGCCGGCGGATCCACCGCCACGACGATCCGGTCCAGTTCGGCCGGCCGCGCACCCCTGGCCCGTTTCAGGTCCGCGATGCGGAACAGGGCGCCCTCCCCCTCGACCACCACACCTTCCAGTTCCTGCGCCGCCAGCCGCGTCCCGCCATAGACGTCGTTCAGATGCGCCAGAAAGCCGGGCGACAGGTTCTGCGCGTTCAGCGCCGTCGCCGCCCGTTCCGTCACCGTCCCGGCCTCGGCCATCAGTCGTCTCAACGCCGGGATCGGCCGGGGCGTCGTCGTCACCGCCAGCAGCGGCTCTTCCCCCAGCCGCAGTCCGAATCTCAGGTTCGACAGCACCAGCTCCGGTCGTCGCCAGGCGCAGAACTCGTCCGCCCAGGCCGCATGAAACTGCGGCCCCCTCAGACTGTCTGGATCCTCGGCCGAAAACGCATAGGCGGCCGACTGATTGCCCCACACCAGCCGACGCCGCCCCGCTTCCCAACGCGGCCGGTCGCCCGGCTCCGCCAGCGCCTTGATCCCCGACGCCCCCTCCACCATCACCTCGCGCACGTCGTGCAGGGCGGGGCCGACCAGGGCCAGGGTGATGCCGGGCAGCTTTCGCGCCATCTTGTCGATCCAGACCGACCCGGCGAAGGTCTTGCCCGACCCCCGTCCCCCCAA